GTTCATAACCAGTATCAAATATTAAGTAAGGGATTATCAACTAGTGTTCCTAATGCTGATATCCAACTTAAATGGTTTGATAGCTTAATTGGCTTTGATGCAAAAGAACGTGCAGTTCCAAATTTACAGATTCCTGCAAAAAGTCGTTACGGAATTCAAAACAGACCAAGACAGGGAATGTTTGTTAACAGATTTGAAGCGTTAAAACAATTCATTGAAAGAGTTAACATAGTTGCAAAAGAAAATCTATTAGCAGACGAATACAATCTTGCTGCGTTATCTAAGAAAGAACCATTGCCAACATTAATTGGTGGTGAGTACGATCACAAAGTTAGTACATATGCTGAACTAGTTTATATTAGTACAAGTAAAGTAACTCCTGCAACACTAACTCCTGTATTACAGAACGGAAAACTAGTTGGAATTACAATTGTTAACGCAGGACGAGGATATAAAGTTGTTCCTAAAATTACAATTAGCGGCACTGGCACAGATGCAGAAATAGCATTGACTATTAATGCACTAGGTCAAATAACAAGTGCTTCAGTTGTAAATCAAGGCCTAGGCTATGATGCTAACACTTCAATTAGCGTAAGAAGGTACAGTGTACTTGTAGAAGCTGATAACTCAGTGTTTAATAAATGGGCATTGTATTCTTGGAACGAGGCAAACAGTACTTGGTTTAGAAGAAGCATACAAGATTATGACGTAACACAATTTTGGAGTTACGCTGATTGGTATGCATCTGGATATAACCAGTTTACTGAAATTGATGATATCATTAAAGGGTCATACGTATTAACAAGTCTTGAAAACAGCCTAGGTGATATAGTTAAGATTAACTCGGTAGGCTCCGGCGGCTGGCTTCTATTAGAAAAAATAGCTGACGAAGATACTGAAGATTACACAATTAACTATAAGACTATTGGTAGACAAAACGGAACAATACAGTTTAACGATAAGCTATACGACTATACTAAAAATACTGTAGGTTTTGATAACAGAAGCTTTGATAGTTATTTTTATGATAATACTCCTTCAAGAGAGCTTAGAATTATACTTGAAGCAATTAGAGATAATATTTTTATTGGAACTTTGGCTGTTGAATTTAAAACTAGCTTTGTTAAAGCAAAACACAATCTTGGTCCATTGTTCCAAGACATAACATTTAATAATAACAACTTAGCAAACTATGAAGCATATATTAATGAAGTTAAGCCTTATAGTACAAATGTAAGAGAGTTTGTTAGTAACTATACAACAGTAGAAGGAACAAATAGCAGTGTAAGCGACTTTGATCTACCACCAGAGTATAGTACTCAATCAAAGTCTATTGTGCCAAGCAAAGCACAAGTTATTGATGGTGTAATTGTAAGCGAGCCTAATAGTGCGGCACTTTATCCAAGGAAGAATTGGAGCGACAACAACGGGTATCAAGTTACAGAATTACAAATTTCAAATGCTGGTACAGGTTATACATATACTCCTACAGTAAAAATTACTAGTGCAGAAGGCACTGGCGCTACTGCTAGAGCATATTTAGGCTACGGTAGAATTACTAAAATTGAAGTATTAACTAACGGTTCAGGTTATATTAAAACTCCAGTAGTTACTATTGAAGGCCCACAAGCTGATGGAAGCACACCAGCAACAGCTACAGCAATCTTAGGCAATGGCGTAGTTAGAAGTCCGTCCATTACAACTAAGTTTGATAGAGTTTCAGGTAAAGTATATTATGCAACATTATTACAAGAAATAACAGTTAGCGGCACAGGAACAAAAACAGTTTATGATTTAGAATGGCCAATGGATCTTTCAAGTTCAAAGGTTACTGTGTGGGTAGGTAAAGATAATACTAAGTTAGTTGAACAACTTAGAAGTGCTTATACATATACTAATGTTTCAAATACAACAACAGGATATAAAAGACAGCAAGGCAGAATTACATTTACTACACCGCCTGCATTTGATTATAAAATTAAAATTCAATACTACAGACCATTAAGCTTACTTAATGCTGAAGACAGAATTAACTTTGCATACAATCCTACTTCTAGTATGTACGGCAAAGAATTAGAACAGCTAATGACTGGTGTGGATTATGGCGGAGTTCAAATACGTAGTTTTGAATTCGACAAGCCAGCAGGATGGGACAGCAATGGATGGTATTCAGATAGCTGGGACACGTTTGACAATACTTACGAAGATGAACTTTTTTATGCTGACGGATCAACAAATGCAGTAGCACTAACTAAACCGCTAGCTGATGGCGTCATGTATAACTTTTATAAAAATGGTGTTCGAATAGATGATGCTAATTATGATGCAAGTACAGTAAATACAAACCCTAGTGCAATTACTAATTCTATAATTGGTGACGGTGTAACACAAGCACTTGATTTAGAAGAAATGGGAATAAGTTTGGTATCCGGCGATATACTAATTGTTAGAAAAACAACTAGTGATGGTAGTACATTACCAGATGCTGACAGCTATGATACAGCACTTACCGGCGGCGACTTAGCATACACTACTGCTAAAGGTATTAACGCTGAAGATATTATTATAGACGGCGATGGATTTATTACGCCTACTACAAGCGGCGGTCCTGAAGAATTAGTTCCAGGGCAAGTCCTTGATACACTTGATCTTAAAGTGTATACTAGAGATAGTGCAGGCCAAGGAATAATTCATAGTCAAAGCTATATTATGGGAAGTGATACAACTTATTCATTAGGTGCTATTCCACGTACTGCTGAAGCAGTACTAGTAAAAGTAGGTAATGTTATTTTAGCTGATAGTTTATATACAATTGATTGGCAGAATAATAATGTTGTCCTTAACTCTGCAACAGCAGGCGCCGAATTAAATATTATTGCAATGTCGCAAGGTACACAAAAAGTACTAGACTTTGGAGTAGGCGATACTACATCTGGACAGGCAGATTATATAACAACAGTTGATTGGGAAGAAGGTACTTCTTGCTTTGTTAGCATAGACGGCATCAGCTATAATGTGTCAGTATTTAATAGTGCTGACGATAGTGTACCCGGTACAGCTAAAGTTGGTATTAGGCTTAATACTCCTCCAACTGTTAGCGGTCAAAAAATCCACTACACTGTGTTTAGTGATTCTTTAAAAATTAACTACAGCCAAGTTAGTAAAGATACTTTTACAACAGACGGAACTACTAGAAGTTATCAGTTAGCTACAACACCGTTTTATGCATTACCAAATGAGCATAACATTATTGTTAAGGTTGCTAATAAGATTCTAAACCCTGGATACAATATTAAATATACTATAGATGAATTTGAAAGGAGAGAATACAAAATTGAAACCTTCCAAGAAGCAGTTGGATCAAACTCAGCTGCTGATATTAGTGTATTTGTAGATGGCATAGAAAGGTTTACTCCAGACGAATGGAGATTTGATATTGCTAATAGTTCAATTATTTTAGCAGACAACGTAGGAGAAGAAAGTTCAATAGTTGCAATTTACGCAATAACAGATGGTGAATACCGAATTACTGGAAACGTAGTTACACTTGATACTACTCCGGCAGCAGATCAAACTGTAGAAGTATTCCAATTTTCAAATCATGATCTATTAGGTATAGAAAGAATTAATTATGATGTTGTTGCAAGAACTGTGTTAACATCCACAGACGTACAAACAGTAACATACAATAGGTTAACGGTTGGTGAAGTGCCATTACGGCAGAAAGCAGTTGATGCACAATATGTTTGGGTAAGTGTTAATGGAGAATTATTAACACCAAGTGTAGATTATTATATTACAGATGACCAAATGAATGTAAGGTTAACAAAAACACCAGCAGCTAATGATGTTATAGATATTATTCACTTTACTGCACCTGTAAGTACTTCAAAATTTGCTTACAGACAATTTAAAGATATGTTGAATAGAACACACTTTAAGCGTTTAGATAAAGAAGCTACTAAGTTACGCGAACCTTTAAATAGTACTGATTTGCGTGTTGAAGTAGTTGATGGAAGCACATTGTCAGAACCGAGCAAAGGTCAAAACTTACCAGGCATTATATTCATTGACGGCGAACGTATTGAGTATTTTGTTAAAGTTGAAAATACATTAAAACAACTACGTAGAGGCACACTAGGTACTGGAGTTAAGGAAACTTATCCAGTAGGACAACGTGTATATGATCAGAACATAAGTAAGACTATACCATATAAAGACGTTACACAGTCTCAAAGCTTTGTTGGAAATGGAACACAAACAATCTTTACATTAGGATTTGATGTTGGAACTTATAATGAAATTGAAGTGTTTTCCGCTGGTAAAAGACTTAGAAAAACAACTTTAGAATCTTTTGATCCTGTAATTGCACTAGATAGCCCAGATGGTGACATAACATTACCAAAAGAATTTGAATTTAATAGTGATGATAATACAATAATATTAAGTAACGTTCCAGCACTTAATACCAAGGTTACAGTTATTAAAAAGACTGGTCAAACTTGGACAAATACAGGTGAAATGCTGGGAGACGCTGAAAATTCAATTGCACGATTCTTACGAGCAGGCACATCGGCGCTACCAGAATAAATACAGTATAGGAAATACAATGAGTGATAATATGCAAGATAAAAACGGAGTACTAGTACAAGGACATATTAAAATCTTTGACCCTGAGTCAAAGGCAGTATATGTTGAAAAACGCAATGCAATCCATTATGAAAATATGAGTATTGCGTTGGCAGAAAGTCTGAGTAATGCAGGTGCAGGATTTGTTTACGAAATGAGTTTCGGAAATGGCGGCACAAGTGTTGATCCGACAGGCATTATTACGTATCTTACTCCTAACAGTACAGGCACAAATGCTAGTTTGTATAATCAAACTTATACAAAAGTAGTTGACGAAAAAAGTGTTAATAACACAGACACTGCTAGAAATAAAACAGAAACAAGACACGTAAGTGGAACTAACTATACTGATATTTTAGTTAGTTGTTTACTAGACTATGGTGAACCAAGCGGCCAACAGGCATTTGACAACGCAACTGATCCTGATAATGCATTTGTATTTGATGAATTAGGTTTAAGAAGTTATAGCCCAGCTGGCGCAGGCAGATTAATTACACATGTTATTTTCCATCCTGTGCAAAAGTCACTTAACAGATTAATACAAATTGACTACACTGTACGTGTACAAAGTTTGGCAGGGTAAGGAATAGATTATGGCATATGCAATTAGTTACACTGACTCTGTAAACAAAGGAACCATTACAGTTGAAGACAACACTCTTAATGCGGAGACTACTTTAAGTTTACCTGGTAGATTTACAACAGCATATGGTCAAGCAATTAGTGAGAACTTTTTACACTTGTTGGAAAACTTTGCTAACAGTAATGCACCACTACGTCCAGTAGAAGGACAACTTTGGTACGATACGTCGACAGGAGTTGATCAACTTAAAATTTATGACGGAGCAATTTGGCAATCAGCAGCAGGACTTAAAAAAGCAAGTTCTGAACCAGCTGTTGTTAACAGTAGTGCAGGCGACTTGTGGGTTAATACAGGTAGTCAGCAGTTATATTTGTTTACAGGTAGTACTTGGGTATTAGTTGGTCCTGAATTTACAGATGGATTGTTAACAGGTACAAAATCAGAATCTGTTATAGGAACTGATAACTTAACATACACTATTCTTTCTGTTAAACTGCAAGACAAACCAGCTTTCATTATTAGTGATAGAGCATTTGTTCCAAAGTCTGCTATTGCAGGTTTTACAACTGGCATACAAGCAGGAATGAATATTAGTGATACTGCATTATTTGGAACTGAAACTTTAAAGTATTTTGGTACAGCAGAAAAAGCTGATGCACTTGTGGTTGGCTCAACAACTGTGCCAGCAGCTAACTTTGTTAGAACAGATCAAACTTCAACATCAAACTTTGATTTAAAAATTAAAAATAATAACGGTATAGTAATTGGTACAGGCGGACAACTTAGTATGGGGGTAGACGGCGAGCAAGCCGTTATACAACATAACACTAGTGGTTCCAATATTGACTTTAGATTACGTAGCGGAACATCAACACCTACAGTAATGCGTATTGATTCAAGTGGTAAAGTAGGCATTAATAATAGTGCCCCTGAACAAGATCTTGATGTATCAGGTAATGTTAAAGTTTCACCTAAGTTAGGAGTTGCTGCATCAGGTTATGTTTCAATTACTAGTACTATTAACAGTTCTAGTATTAGCACAGGATCACTTATTACAACAGGCGGCATGGGCATTGCACTTAATGCATACATAGGCGGTAATGTTGATGTAGGCGGTATTTTGCAAACTGGAAATATTGCACCAGATTCAGCATCAATTAGAAACATTGGTACGTTAGTAAACAAGTACGACAGTGTATATGCTAATACTTTTTACGGCAACATTCAAGGTAACGTAAGTGGAACAGTTAGTGGTAGAGCAGGCTCGTCAGATAAGCTAGCAAGTGCTACAACATTTGCAGTTTCTGGAGATGTAGAAGCTGCAAGCTTTGAATTTGACGGACAAACAGGCGGAAGCACTAAGACATTTAATATGTCAATTGCTGATACGTTTATTTCCAATAAAGATGTTACGTATTCCGCAGAGAATTCCGACGAAGTATTATTAAATAGGCCTACTGGAACAACAGGCGTATTTAGAATTACAAAAAGTAACCTTATAAAAGATATTCCACTCAACCCAGTAGGAGTGTTTATGCCATATGGCGGCACAGCAACTCCGTCAGGTTGGTTATTTTGTGATGGATCAGAAGTAAGAAAGTCAGATTATAACGAATTATGGTTAGCTATTGGGTTTAACTTTAAAGATGCTAGTTTAATTAGTGATGCAGGAGTTAACTTTTTTGCATTACCTGATATGCGAGGAAGATTTGCACTAGGCATGGACAATATGGGCGGTGCAAGTGCCAACAGAGTAACAGATGCAAATGCAGACAGTATTGGCGGTAGCGGAGGCACTCAAAGTACTTCAATTACAATAGGAAATTTGCCAGAACACGAACATGATATGGAAGGCGACAGTGGAACACAGTACTATGCAACAAGAGTTGGAACAGGTACTCCTGTAGACACAGGAGCAATTCAACTTTCAATAGAGTCTGGATCACAAGGAACACACGGTTTAGCTTCAAGTGGTGGTATTAAGACATCAACTACTTTAGGAACTGCAATGGATACCTTAGATCCATACCTAGCTGTTAACTATATTATATATACTGGAGTTACATCATGAGCTATCAATTAAACAAAACAGACGGTACATTACTAGTATCGTTAATTGACGGACAGATTGACACAGCTAGTACAAACCTTACATTAGTTGGTAAAAACTATACAGGCTACGGCGAAGCGTTTAATGAAAATTTTATTAAATTGTTGGAAAACTTCTCTAGCACAGCAGCACCGAGTAATCCGTTAACAGGGCAACTTTGGTGGGATACTAGTGCAGCTAGATTAAAAGTATTTGACGGATTAATATGGAAAGCAAGTGGCGGACCGTTTGTCCAAAACACACTGCCTACAATGGTAGCAGGCGATTTATGGATTGATAACCTAAACAATCAACTTTATGCATTTGACGGAACTGATACAGTACTAATTGGTCCACAATACACTGTAACCCAAAAGAAAACAGGATTTGAAACTGGTAGTATACTTGATAATCAAAGCAGATCACGTACAATAGCATATTTGTATGTTGGCGGAACATTGTCAGCAGTATTAAGTGCAATAGAATTTACGCCTACTTACTCACAAAGAATTCCAGGGTTAGTTACTGCAACAAATACAACTGGAATTATTTACGAAGGCATTAATATTATTAATGCAACTACTTTTAAATGGCTTGGAGTAGCAAGCAGTTCACTAGCACTTACAGATGCGGCAGGAGTTAATAGAACAGCTGAACAGTTTTTAGCATCAAACGCAAATGATGTAACAACTGGTTCATTAACTATTCAAAACTCCGGTGGTTTGACAATTGGTCTATCACAAAACAACGTACAAAAAGTGATCGGTGAGAGATTTTATATAGAAAATCAGTTACTAGACCATGACATGAGTTTGCGTGTGCGTAGTAATCAGTTTAACTCACTAATTGTTGACGCTGTTTACGTAGATGCAAGTACAGCTAAAGTTGGTATTTTTACTACTAACAGATTGCCAGCATACACACTAGATGTTGAGGGCGATATCAGAGCTACAGGAAATTTAATTGTAGAAGGAACTTCTACAACAATTGATACTGTGACATTAAGGGTTGAAGACAAGAATATCGAACTAGGCTACCAGTCAGATAGTACTGGCGGAGACGATGCTGGAGCAGAAGGCGGTGGTGTTACACTGTTGTCAACTGATACTGACAAAACTATTCAATGGCTAGGAGCAACAGATGCTTGGACATTCAATAAAAATATTGATTTATCAGATACGACTACATCAATTAAGATTGGAGGACAAGTTAAACTAACAAATACTAGTTTGTCAAATATTTTATACGCAGATGAACTAACTAGACTCGGAACACTTACAGCACTACAAGTTGATTCAATTGGAATTGACGGTAATACTATTAGTAATTCTGTTTCTAATATTAATATTACAGCTACTGGCGGAATGGTTGTTTCACCAGGCGGCAATATAGCAATTACTGGTAATCATAAAATTACTGGAGTTAAAGATCCTACCGACGTACAAGACGTTGCAACAAAGATCTATGCAGATACTGAAATAGCAAATGAAACTATAGTAATGGGATTTGATATTACAGGATTAGGAACAGGCTCAACACTACAAGCAGCAGTCGCAGGATATTTAAATGATTTATATCCGGCTGCAACAATTAATAATAATAAGCAAGCTAAACTACACTGCACATCATATGCCAATGCAACAGCAAGTGGTATTGATGTAAACTCTGCTAAAACTATTTCGTACATAGCAGTTGACTCAAACGGAACACAGAACGAATCAGTAGTACAAGACATTGTTTTTGCTGGTGCTAGCGGTAACGTTTCATTAACTGCAGCACGTAGTTTGATGAGGTTCCAGTCAAATGGAACAGCATGGGAGTGGCAGGCAACAACTGCTTATTAAACATATGATCAAAACGATAAATAACATAAGTACTTAGGGGTTACACCAATGGCATATCAAATAGATAGATACAATAATACGCTTTTAACCAACGTAGAAGACGGGACAGTCGATCAAACTACCGATTTAAAGTTCATCGGTAAGAACTACGCAGGTTATGGCGAAATACAAAATGAAAACTTTCTGTTTTTGTTAGAAAACTTTAGCGGAGCAACAGCACCGGCTAGACCACTAAGCGGTCAGCTTTGGTATGATACAGCTTCAGCTAAATTAAAGTTTTATGACGGAACAAAGTGGCGAACAAATGGAGGATCAGAGGCTTCTGCAACTGAACCAACAGGATTATCAATAGGTGATTTTTGGTGGGATACTACTAACAATCAATTGTACGTTTACAACGGCACACTATTCATATTAATTGGACCACAAAACGCAGGTGATGGCGTAACCCAAATGCAAAGCTTGCAACTTCTTGATACTAATGGCACAAACAGAAATGTTATCGCAGGTACACTTAATAGTGAAGTTGTAATGATGGTTAGTGCATTTGAATTTGATATTGCAGTAAGTAACGCAGTTACAGGATTTGATAGACTTAAGAAGGGTATTACACTAGTTAATACTAAATTAGCATCCAATGGTATAACTACTCCAGCAGGACATTACTTTTGGGGTACTTCTTCAGACTCATTACGCTTAGGTGGCGTACTAGCATCAAACTTTATTCAACAATCCGGAAGCGATAACACAGTTTTTACAACTACTGTTGAATTTCCAGACAGCGGAATACAAATTGGTAACTCACAGGATTTACAGCTATTAATTGAGAACGGCACTGACGGTGTTATTCAAAATATTACAGGCAACAACAGTAAAATTAAGGTAAAGTCAACAAACGGTTCTGGAACAACAACACATTCGGTTACGTTTAATTCTTCAGGTATTCTACCAGCAGTAGACAACACGTTTGCACTAGGTAGCGGCTCCCTTAAATTTTCCAATGTATATGCATCAGCATTTACAGGTGAAGCTTCACAAGCAACTGCACTAAGAGTCGGTACAGACTTTAGAACAGCAAGTGCTAGTGCTTCAAATAATACTGTTGCAGTAAGAGACGCAACAGGCAACATTGCTGCAAACTTATTCGAAGGTACTGCAACACAAGCACGTTATGCGGATTTAGCAGAAAAATATACAACGGATCAAGAATATCCAGTAGGAACTGCAATGGCAGTTGGTGGTACTTCGGAAACTAGAGCAGCTAAAGTAGGAGACGAGTGTATTGGTGTTATATCAGATAAACCAGCATACTTAATGAACTCAGAACTTGACGGTCAAGCAATTGGTTTAAAAGGACGTTTACCTGTAAGAGTAACAGGTCGAGTGTCTAAAGGACAATCACTGTATGCTTGGGCAGACGGTATATGTACAACTATTGCAACAAATTCTTTGGTCGGAATAGCACTTGAAACTAGTAATGAAGAAGGCGAAAAATTAATAGAATGCGTACTAAAAGTGTAAGGATCAAACATGGCAGATATTACCGCAGCTCGGTTAAATAATTTACAATCGAGAGTAGCACTTATACTAGGGACTGGAAGCGGCGACAGCGGCTATGGTCAGACGCTTGCATCATCGCAAGTAGCATCAGATTCAATAGTTTCATCTAGTCACCTTAACAACATCTATACAGATATGGTTAAGTCTAGGATACACCAAGTTGGTGTAGCTGAAACGGGTATTCGACAAGTTATTGCTAACTTAAATACTATTGCAGAAGATACTAGTGGAACTATAACAGATGCAGGTGTATCTGGAACTGACGTTGACGGCACCAAAAAAGGTGTTGCTGACTTTGAAACATTAATGACTGCAATTGAAACAGACAAACTATTAATGCATGCAAGTCAAGCAGCTTTAGAACCTAAGCTAACAAGCACAAGAACAGCTACTTGGAACGGTCTTATCTATCATATCTTTACGGCAACATTTGCTGATGCTGATGCTAGACGACACTTTTTTAACTCAGGCGGCGAAATTAGATTAAGTGCAAATAATACTAACCCTAGTACTCCTAAGGGACTAGACTGGGCAGCATTGTGTAGCCAAATAGGTATAGTTAGATTTACAAGAAGTCAAACCTTTGCAGGTCTTAGCGGACAAGGCTATTATATTGGTGATGACTATATGAGCTCATCTTACCAAACAGTTTATGCTAAAGTTGGCGCTGGATCATACAGTGGAATTTATGCAGGAAACTTATACACAATTAAAGCTAGAGAAACAAGTTCAAACGTAATTGAATTTAGAATTGAATTTAATGATGTAGTTGTTGATAACAATGTTGATAACAACGTTGACGGCGCATTAACTAGCACTATACAACAATATAGAGCAGTTGGTGCAAGTAGTATTACCGTAACAAGTCCTAGCTACTTTACATCTACAGCACTATCAGGATTTAGTGTTCCAGTTAATGTTAACACACCAACATACGTATTAGGCACTACTGCTGCAACTGTTGTTGAAGGTAACCAAGTAACAATTACGTTAACAACAACCAATGTAGCAAATAACGCATTTGTTCCTTATACTATTACAGGTGTAACTTCTGCAGATATTTCTAATGCTAGCCTAACTGGTTCGTTGGTAGTGATAGGAAATTCGGCTAGCTTAACATATACAATATCAAGTGACTTGGCAACAGAAGGTACAGAAGTATTAACGTTCTCTCTAAATAACGGATTATCGACAGTTAGTGTTACAATAACTGATACAAGTGTATCATCAGTACAATACAACTATTCACCACATTGGTATAATGAGTACAAGGATAATTATCTTTTAAATATTCCATCAGCAACTGCAGCCACACTAGGCGAAGCAATTGCAACCGCATTTTATAATGGAACAGGCACTTTTTTAAATACTGCTGGTGAAACTAGATATGCATTGAATAGACGACCTGACGTATCTGGACTAGCTTATTGGACTAGAGAATATTATAATAACTATTATTCAGTATCAGGTGATTCACCGCAGTTATCAATACCGTTTTATAAGACATTCTTTACTGCGATGGACATTGCAACAAATCCTATTCCGTTTAACGTTGACGGAGTAGCATTATCAGGAGTAGCTAACTCCGACTCAGCAAGATCATTACTAGCTACTAAAGCAAGAATTGTCGGTGATGGCTTTGGTGACTTTGGCAATCGAGGAACACTAAGTGGTGTTGCTCCAACACCAGCTCCGCCAACTGCTGACTTTGCTTATACAGTAACTCCAAACTTTGGTAGTGCTGGAGCTATGAACTTCAACTCAGCCACTGCAAGTGGCGCATTATCATATAGCTGGACAGTAACTTGTACAGCAGGTTCAGGTAGTGTAACAATTAGAGAACTTACTAGACCAAGTAATATAGCGGTTGCAGTAGGTAGCGGTGCAGGTGACATTAGTTATAGCTTAAACTATCCAAGTGTTACTACATCTCCAACAGCATCTAAAACATACTTCCTTGGTACAAACCAAGCTAGAAGCATTCAATTGTATATCCATCCTACATCAACTGGTACATTTACAGGCTCCTTTACATTCTTTGAAGCTTCGGGTGTAGGAAGTACAGTAACTAAAGGATGGGGCGGCACATTTACTTCTTAATCAGTTTATACAAATTTATCGTTCGATAAATAGTACTAGAGAGGTTTATTAATGCCAACAAAAGTACAAGCAGCACGTTTCAATAATTTAAAAGCAAGAGTAGATAATCTACTCAAGCCTGCTCTTGAAACAAATCGTGCCACTATGGCTTATCGATATGGTTATGGTATTGCAATCGATTCAAGTGCAATAGTTTCTGCAGGCAGTCCTAACACAGTTGATGCTTCAGATTACAAAACCCTATACATTAATATTTTAAGAATTCGATATCATCAAGTAGGCACAGCAGCGTATACTCCAATTGCCTTCCAAGTCGGCGACTATGCTACTAACACAACAAATACAAACAAAGTTGAAGAAGCTTATCTAGCAGGGCTTGAGGCACTAGCTTCTGATATGGAAACTGATGCTTTAGTATGTCATCCAAGTCAAGCTGCGTTAGAAATATGTGATATATCAGATACACCGAGTACTTGGAACGGAACACGTAACCATATTTGGAAAGTAACCTGGCCTAACGCTCAACTACGCCGCGAATATTTTAATTCAGGTGGTCAAATTAGAATTACTCCATCGATGACTTATAGTGGAAGTGATGGTAAAACTCTTGATTGGAGAAACATGGTTAATGCAATAGGTACTATCTCGTTTGGCTTCAACAGCACTTCTGCATCAGGCGGAGTCGGGCAAGCGTATGGCGGCATAGGACATGACTATATGTCTGGTTCATACCAAACTGCTTATTACAATTCAGGTGGAGGAGTATACAATCCTAACAGATATACATTATATGCTATGGAACTAAGTGATTCTGTACTACAGTTCAAAGTTGAGCTTACGGATCCAGCTTACGGAACCCAGATGAAAACGTAATAGCAATAGTAAACAATCAAGCTGCGTATTTTAGACCAAACGGTACCGCTACAATCGACGGCGTATCAACAACAACAGTAACCCAAATAACTCCCCTCGCTACTACAGTTTCCTCATTCTAAGGTTGACTTCTTCTTAATTTAGTGTTATACTAGTATAAAGTCCAGTCTTCAAGCAGATCTCTGGTCTAAGCGAATATATAATATTATAGGAGAGAGATTATGGATGAACGGTTAGAAAAGGCATTAGATTTTTCTAATTACATGCTTACACTTAACAATCAAAAGCGATTGCTAGTAGAAAAATACCAAGAGAACTTGTTGTATTTTTATAACGGGTGTCAGTTTACTGTTACAAAAG